CAGCGGTAGCACACGTGCCGTCCATTACGCTGGGTCTTTTCAATCACCAGCTTCGCCAGTAGGTTGGGTGGAATGCGTGCCGCCCAAGTCTCGAAGAGTTCGCCTCCGGCGTCGAAGTCGATCATCTCGGCGTTGTGCGACACCCGCCCGCAGAGAATGCAGACCGCGTCCGGACCATTGGCGAACCATGCCGACAGTTCAGCCGGTGTGGGAAGACGTTTGCGATATCGCTTCCACTGGCCCACCGCCGGGCGCTTCTCGGCCCGAATCGCCGGCAGTGCGCACAGACCGGCGGCACGGTAGTCCATCGCGGCTTCATGAAGGGTGTCCTGCTCCGTGATCAAAACGGAATCTCCTCATCGGGCGGGCCGGCGTAGACCGGCAGATCGCCATCGTCGTACTCGTCGCTGCCGTCCAGGAGCGGCGGGATCGGTCCAAGCTTGTGCTTGATGATGCGGTCGTATTTCTCGCCGGTCACCGACCGCACGGTAATCGCCAACGTCGGGGCAATGCCGCCTGCTTCGCAGATGTCTACCGCCTGCTGGGATGACTGCGGGAACGGCTCGTGTGAACGTGCTTTCCACCAGGACTCGGCCTTGGCACGGGCGTAGCCGGTGTGCTCGAAGCAAATCCATTCGCTGCGGTAGTCGTTGAGGCCGACGCGGTAGTCCACCCGCATGCTGCGCGGGTGGTCTTCCGGTGCATCACGCTTCACGTGGACGCTGTAGTGGACATCCTGCACCTCGTACTCGGTCTCAGTGACTTCGCCGGAGAGGATTCCCGCCGTTGATGCTTCGTGATCGTGCTGCTGGCGTTTAGGCGGTGGAAATTCGTATCCACATTCCGGGCAGAGGCTGTAGGCGGCATGGATCACCGCCTGACACTGCGGGCATTCCTTCGCGGGCGCTTCACCCGTGCCCGTGGCTCGTTCCTTGATCTCCAAGGCGTCGACCGGGCCGTGCCGCAAGATGTTGCCGCCAAAGTCCAGGACCAGGCAGTTCTCCTTGGACGGATGCAGCCGGAAACCCCGCCCGACCATCTGGTAGTACAGGCCCGGCGAGTTTGTCGGGCGCAGCAGGGCCACGCAGTCGATGTTGGGCGCATCGAAGCCCGTGGTCAGCACGTTGACGTTGACCAGGTACTTGAGCGTGCCGGCCTTGAACCGCCGGAGGGTTTCCGTGCGCTCAAACGGCAAGGTCTCGCCGCAGACGAAGCCGCACTCGTGGCCCATCTCGCCGAGCACCTTCTGGACGTGCAGTGCGTGCTGCACCCCGGCGGCAAAGATCAGCACCGAGTGCCGGTCTTGCGTCTGGTCGACGATCTCCCGGCAGGCCGAGCGCACCAGGGAGTCATCATCCATCAGCGCCTCGACCTCACCAGCGATGAACTCACCGCCCCGGATGTGCAATCCAGACGTGTCCACCTTGCGCCGGCCCGCCTTGGTCTTGAGCGGACACAGGTAGCCCTGCACGATCAGCTCGCGCACGCCGACCTCGTAGCACACGTGATTCAGCAGATTCTCAGGCCCGCAGATCATGCCCGTCGTCATGCGGTACGGCGTGGCGGTCAGGCCGATCAGCCGCACGTTGGGGTTCACGATGCGTGCTTCGGACAGGAACGTGCGGTACATCCCTTCGCCATCCGGCGGGAGCATGTGCGCTTCGTCAATCAGGATCAGGTCGAAGCGATCCAGTTCAGTCGCCCGGCGATAGACGCTCTGGATGCCCGCCACGATGATCGGGTGCTCGGTGTCCCGGCTCTTGGGGCCTGCCGAATAGATGCCGATCCGGTTCCACAGGTCCGGAGCCATCGCGTGGAGCTTGTCCGCCGCCTGCTCGAGAAGTTCCTTCACGTGCGCGAGGATCAGCACGCGACCGTCCCACTGCTGGACAGCATCGCGGCAGATCGTGGCCATCACCGGCGTCTTGCCCCCGGCCGTGGGGATGACCACACAAGGGTTGTCATCCCGCTTACGCAGGTGGTTATAGACGGCGGCGACCGCCTCGGCCTGGTAGGGTCGAAGCTGCATCACCATGTCACCACCGCCGTCAGTGTTGCCGCCGCCAACCAGTAGATGATCCTGCGCCAGTCGCCGGCGGGCACGTAGGCCGCTGCGGCGCAGACGTCAAGGATGATCAGCAGCGTGGGAAAGAGCTTCTGCATATTTAGTTCAGTTCCGGATTGAAGGGGTGCATTTCGCTCCCGCAGACCGGACAACGCCGCAGGGGCAGATCCACGACATCCACCAGCAGCCGGCCTTCGGGCACCACCTCGCGCCGGCGCGTGATCAGTAGGTCGATCTGGCTGTCGTCCTCGTAGACGCCCGCGTGCTGCAGCGCGTCGAGCACGGGTTTTTGCAGGTTGTCCAGGTCACGCCGTCGCCGATCGGGCGGGAAGGCGTCCATCGCCAGCGCGATGCGGCCGCCAGAGGGCGGCTTGCGGGGGCCGTTGCCGCCGCCCCGGGCCAGGAGGGCGCAGACGCTGGCGCGGAACGTCCGGCCCTCCCGGCTGATCAAGGTGCGCGGCCCGACCCGACGCCAGTAATGGTTCACGCTGGGTGGGTACGGAAGAGTCATCACCACGGCGGCCTCCTTATCGCTTCCACGGCGGGGTGTTGCTGGTCACCGGGGCCTGCTGCGGCTGGCCGGTGCTGGCGGTCTTGGCTTCGTACCCCTTGATCTCGTTGGTTAGCTCGCCGGTGTCCTCGCGCTTCTTGAGCTTGACGGTGATCAGCAGCGGGATGTTGTGTAGCTCGACGCTGTCGCGTGGCTGCATCACGCCCACCGCGTGGCAGATGGCCGAGAGTTCCGATCTGGCGATCTTCACCGCCGTGGCGTTGGGGTTGTTGAGGTTCAGCCGCGCCCAGAGGACGCGGTTTTTGAACTCGCCCTCGAGGATCGTGAACGCCAACTGCAGGTAACTCCCGCTGCCGTTCTTCGTGGACTTCATCTCGCTCTCGGTGATGGCGGCGAGGTACTTGCCCGCCGGCAGCGGCTCGAAGTTGCTCGTCGGTTCGACTTCGTGAGCGTTGAATCCGTTGAGGTTTGCCATGTTCAGTGCTCCTTGCGGTTGGTATTCTGCTCAGCGCCGACCAGACGCAGGTGCGGCTGGGCGACGGGTTGCGGTTGCTCGGTGAGGGCCTGCATCAGCGCGGGCCATGAGAGGGGAAGTTCGGCCGGCAGGCCGTAGCGGTTCTTGGCCACGCACGCGGGGCTGCCGACGGTGCGGAGGATGCGTTCGCCCCCATCCTTGCCCAGGCCGGCGGCGATAGTCCGTTCGCGGCCAAAGCCGCCGTCCTCGGTCTTGGTGATGATCTTCCGCGTGGCAAACAGCACTGCATCGGACCACTCGGTCAGCAGCGCTGTCACATGCTTGTGCAGGCGCGGGGAATAGCGGTCGTAGGCGGCGTGCTCCGGGTCCTCGAACTTCTCGACCTTCGCGTGGGCCAGGAGGATCACGCACATGCCGCGCTGGTTGCGAAGCGTGCTGAGGTCCGCCAGCAAACGACGCCAGTGGGTCAGGGCGTGGATGTAGCCGCGGGCATAGCCGCCATCGACCTTCTCGATGCTGCTTGCGCCATACTGCTCACAGAGCGCATCCCACACCAGGCGCTCCAGCCAGTCGGCCGAATCGATGACGACCGTCTCGAAGTCGTGCTGCTCAGTGATCAGCGCCCGCAGCGCCGCTTCCACATCGGCAAGGCTCTTGGCCAGCGGGAAGCTGGCGCAGTCAATCTGGTCTAGGCCGTCTTCGGTGGGGATGAAGATCGGATTGGGTGCCTGGGCAGCGGTGGTCGACTTGCCGATGCCCTCGGTTCCGTAGATCAGCAGGCGCGGCGGGGAGTGCCTGCGCCCACGATGAATCTGCTCGATCATGGTCATGCGTGTTTCTCCGTGGCTTAGTTGAGGTACTGGGGCGGAAGCCAGGTCATGGCCCGGCGGCCAGAGACGGTGCAGGCGCGGCACGGGCCGTTGCGGACCAGCTTGTCGGCCCGCAGTTCGGGCAGGCGCTTGTGGGCCTTGATGCCGATTCGGGCCTCGATCTCGCGGGCGGTCAGGCCCGGCTGGCGTTTCACAACCGCTAGGCACAGATCGCGGTGGCGCTTGGCGCAACCGCAGGACTGCACATGCCGACCGGCCAGCGCCGAGGTCGGCGGATCGCACTTGCGATAGTTGCAGATCATTTCATAGCTCCTGATTGAAGGTTCGTGGGTCACACATCTCGTCACGCTGGCCAGCGTGTGAAAACCAATGGCAGGTGCGGGAGTCGAACCCGCGTCCCGAGGCTTATGAGGCCTCGGGCAAACCCGGTCCTGCCAGAAGCGCCCGAGGGGTGGCCGCCGCGTGATGGGACTCGCCACAAGCCGCTCGGGCGTGAAGACATGCCCATGCCACGTCCAGCACGCGAATCTCCTCGTAGCCCGTGGGCCACTGATCCTTCTGGCGACAGACCAGCAGCCGACGGATCGCGGCCTCGTTCTCGCGCTGCGCGATGGCCAGCGTGTCATCGCTGACGCGCCATACCCCGCAGCGGAAAGGTTCCTTCTTCTCGACGGCAATCAGGTGGACCGGGACCATCTGGCCGCCGATCACCTGGGCCAGGACGGCCCGGTAGAACGCCATCTGCCGGTGATAGCCGTAACGCCGGGCGTCGGCCTCGAACCACGTGAGGTCATCACAGGTCTTGAAGTCGACGATGCCCCGGTGCGGATGCACCCAGTCGATGCGAATCTGACATGGCGTGCCGCAGTACTCGGCCCGCACCACACCCTCGGCCCGGCCATAGAGCAGCAGGTCCACCGCCTGGTTGTTCATGGCTACGCCGGTGGCCATCTGCTCCACGAGCTCGACTTGTTCGTGAAAAAGCACCGGCTTGCCTTGAGCTTCGGCCCACTCGGCAAACGCCTTCGTGCCAGCGCCGAACGGCTTGCCGGTCTTGGGATTGACCGGTCCGCCCAGGGCGAACGCCGCTTCGTAGGCCTCGCGCCCTTCGAGAATGCGGACGTGGGCGGCCCGGCCGATCAGGTAGCTGGCCGAATCGGCCTCCTCGATTAGCCCGATGCACTTCTTGCGATGCAGCCAGGGGCACTTGATGAAATCCAGCAGTTGATGGCTGGTCAGGAAGCGGTCCGCCTTGGCGTGGTATTCCTGGGCGGGTTCGACTTCGAGGATGCTCAGGTCGATGTTCACGTCCATGTGTTCACTCACGTTGGTGTCTCCCGGGTTCTCCGGACCAGCTCGCCCCTGGCCGCCTTCTGTTACTTACCCGGCGCAGGGGCGAACTGGCGGAGAACGCGATTACCGCAGGTAGTCGTCCATGTCCTTGGCCGCGAAGACCTCACGCAGTTGCGTCAGGTATTTCTCGCGGAAGGTGCGGCGCGGGATGCCCAGCTCGCGGGCGACCTGGGAGACGGACTTGGTCTGCAACATCTCGGCGACCTGCCGCAATTCGGGCGTCAGACCATCGAGCACCGATTCCATGTCGAGCTGGAGATGGGCACGCTCCTCGGCGGGGCGCGCATACTTGCCCGTGCGGATGTCCTGATCGTCCTGGCTGATGGTGGTCAGACGCTGCACCGGCTCGACTTCGCCGGCGTCGATCTCCTCGTTGAGCGAGCAGACCTCGCGTCGATGGTCACGCCTCTCCGCTTGGCGGTCGCGGAGCAGCTTGGAAATTTTCCGCTCGACCAGGCGGGCGACGAACGTGTTGTAGGTCGCCTTGGTTGGATCGAACTGGGGCAAGCGTTCCAGCAGGTCCACGATCAGGTCCTGCTTGATGTCATCCACATCGTCCTGCGTGTAGCCCGCCTTGCCGACGAGTTGCCGCGCCTTGTGATGGACGAGTTCGAGTGCGTAATCGGTAAGTTCACAACGCTTCTGATTGGTGTCCACTTGGGACCTCCCTTGGCCGGGAGGCGTCGCGTGGGTGCCAGTCGAAGCGACGACCACATGCAATGGAGCCGTTGCAGGATTGCCGCTTCTGCGGCACCCACAACGCCTCCACTTCGTGGCCGGTTAGTTGTCAGGTACTTGGATTCGCTTCAGTCACACGTGCTGCTGGGGAGCCCAACCCCGTCGTCTCAGGCGCACACCTCCTCCACGGTCATGCGGAACGGCAGACCGCGCTGAATCTCGATGCAGGGGATCACGCCGTCGCCCAGCGCCTCCAGCTGGGCGAACAGCTCCCGGACCTGGGCCTTGAGCGCGAAGTCAGCCTTGGCGACTTCAGGTCGCGGCCCGTTCTCAGCGCCGAATTTGATCTCGCGGATGATGCGCGGCGGCGGGTCCATCACCGGCTCACCACGGCGCACCGGCAGCCCCTCAATGCGGCCGTAGTTGATCCGCTGCATCAGCTCGATGAGCTGGACCCGGGCGCGGGACAGAGAGGACTTGGTTGGAACGGAACTGGCTTCCTGCATAATGAGTCTCCAACAAGGGTGTCACTCGTGAGCAGCGCCCGTTGCGTTGCTCGACACCCTGGGGAGAAGTTGCAGGAAACGATGGCGAGAAAAGATCGCCTAACCGTAACCGCCTGCCATCACGTCGGTTACATCATTGGATTTTCGAATTGCAGTTGCAGCAAACGACGGCAACTGCAATTCCGCCGCCGTCAGCGACTGTACTTGCGGATCATGTCGATGCTTTCCACCGTCTGGAGCATGATCTTCAACTCCAAGTCCTTGCTTTCGGAAATCGCGCGCGAGACTGACGACTCGCTCACCTTGATCGCAGCCGCGAGTTCTTTCTGCGTCACACGGGGTAGGTCGAAGGGCTTGTCGGTATCATCAGCGCTGCGGATGGCACTCTTCAAAGAAAGGATGCGCTGGTGCAGCTCACGCTTCAGCGCTCCAACCGTGGCATCCCGCTGTGTCTGCTTCTTCGTCTTCTTGGTCACCGGCGGCGCTGCGACATCCGACACCTGGCACTTGATAGCTTGAACGTCAACGACTATGTCATCGATCAACGACATGATGGTGCGTATCTCGATGATCGATTCACGCGGGACATCCAACAAACCATCGTCACCCGCCTGGCCGAGGAAGAACAGGATGGGGGATCGTCCCTTGGGCAACGATGCTGCGATCTGCCCGGCATCGGGCCAGGCCAATCCTCGCACAGCCCAAATGGGCTTGGACTTGCCCGCTAACGACGCCCGGCCCAGGTTCCACACACGTCTGGGCACAACTTCGGCCATCTGCCCTTGCGCGGATAGCGCCTTGGCCAGTGCGGTCAAAAGCGGCGTGTAATCCACCGCCCATTGAAGCATTCGCTCGCGCGGCACCTCGATCCGTCCGTTCGCGGGACAGCGGATGAAAAAACGCGTCTGGCCGCCAGGATACTTGATTGGTATGACGCACTCGACGTGCTGCTCATCGCACGCATTGCAGATCACGTGGGTCGCCGTCGAGGCGGGTCGGAGAATGCGAAGTTCCGTCAGGCGCTTCACGATCTGCGGCGGCACACCGGCAAGGTCCTCGGCCACGAAGACCGGGTTCGGGTTGTCCGCCGATCGCCAGATGATGTCCAGAGGATCAGGCAACATCGATCCCCCAGCGTTTAAGGTACTTCTCGCCCAGCAGACGCTGATCGTCCCGCTTGCTCTTGAGGTCACAGCCATTCGGGTAGGTGATATTGAACGTCAACGACCGGCCGTGCCCGTTGCCGTTTAGCTTGAAGTTCAGCGTGGCCTTGGTGACGTGCAGGATGGACTTGGGCAGGCGGCGGCGATTCAGGTCGTCCTCGAGCATCTCATAGATACGGTCGCGGCCGTCATTCGGGTCGGGCTCCAGCGTGATCCGCCCCCGCCTGCGTCCCAGGATCGATAGCCGCAGGCTGCGCAGCACGACATCTTCGATCCCGTCCTCCGGATCGGTCGGGAAGGCGAAGTCTCGCTCCATGAGCCCGTTGAGCTGGTAGGCCTGTACGCCCGGCTCCTCGGGCTCCAGCGGCGTGCCGAGAATGATCATCGAGAACATCTGCTGCAGCGGCTCGATGACCTTCTTCCCGCCCTTGGCGTACATCTCCAGAGTGCTCGACGCGCTGTCGTATGCGAACACAATCTCGAAGGCACGGCGTTCGGGCGTGCGCTGAAAGTGCCCAGCGTCGTCGAAGTTGATGTAGGTGTCGGCGTAGTCGCTCAGGTAGACGAAGAAGTAGTGATGGTCGCGGCCACGCGGAAAGTACTCGACCTTGCAGTGATGACCGCGCCCTTGGCGGTCGCGATAGAAGGCGGAAACGGCTTCCTGGAACGCCAGAAGCGTGTCGGCATCGAACATCGGGCCATTCTTTGCCGGCATGTTGCCTCGCTTGATCCACGAACGCCCGCCGCTGAGCGAATCCGCTTTGGCGAAGCGCACCGCCGCGTCCCACACTGCCGGACGATTCATGAACGTCCAGAGGGCCTTGTCGTACCGACTCTCCATTGGCTCGAGCAGAGGAGCGAGGTCTTCGCCGTGGTACTGGCCCTCTTCGATGATGACACGCGTGCCGTCCTCGTCGGCCATCTCATGCACATCATGGAAGGCGATCTCCACGGCCTTGCGCTGGGCGTCGGGCAGACGCTGCCAGGCGTCGAAGATGTCATCCACCTGCGTGTTGCTGAGCCGATCCCAATCCACATCCAGAGGATGTCCTTGCCGCTCGAAGAATTCCTTGAGCAGCGGATTGGAGATCTGCCGCAACACGCGCTTCGGATTGAACTGCTGAACCATGATTCAAGACTCCTTTCTCTGGCAGTTGTCGTCCGTGGCCTAAACACTAAACGCCTATCTGAAAAAAAGATGCGGACCGAGTCATCCTTTGAACAGACTGGGCGCGGGCACCTCGGTCCGAATGAGCCCAAGCCCGATCAAGCGAATCTGCATCGCCTGGCCTGACACCTTGAACACGCGGGCCAGCTCCTTGGCAACGTCGACCGTGGGGCGCTCGTCATCCGCCAAGCCCCACTTGGCCGACAGGTTGGCCATCTCGTCCTTGGCAATGTACGGGTCCAGGTTGCCGAAGCGCTGCCGCCACGCCGCCAGCACCATCTCTGTCGGCATAAGCAGGTAGCCGGAGAACATGTCCGCCTGCCACTCCATCGGCTCCTTGCGCGAGCTGGTGCGGCAGACGATGGACGGCTCGGGCTTGGACCCGAACAAGGACGGCTGCGCGGCCGCCGCCAGGAAGCCGTGCCGATGGAGTTCCCAGTGACCGATCTCGTGGCTGAGGGTGAAGCGGTAGCGACCTTCCTTGCACGGGTTTTCGATGGGGTCGAGCGACTGGTCAATGATCACCAGTTTGTCGGCGATCCACGTGGCCCCCAGCACGTCCGGCGTGCCCAGACGCGTGGGCAGGTCATCGAAATCCAGCGTCAGCCCCAGGTGCGCCGAGAGGATTTCCTCCACCGGTACCGGCGGTTCGCTTACCTCTCCGTACTTGCGACCGTACTCCGCCAGCAGGCACAACGTCGCATTCTCGATCTGGTCGTGCTTGAGAAACCTAACCTTGGCCATCTGACGCCTCGCCCGTCAGTCCTTTTGTTCCTTCCGTGCCCGTTCCGTGAGCTTGCGAAGCTCCTCCGCCGACATGCCGCGCACCGTACGCAGCAGGTCCGGCAGGGCCTGCGGTTGTTCCTTGATGATCTTCTCCAGTTCCGGATCGACCTTGTTGGCCAGCGCCAGCAGTTCGTCCGCGTTCACGCCCAGCAGCTCGGCCATTTTGATGATCTTGTCGGCTGCGGGTGGATCGAATTCGCCCCGCTCAACCTTGCTCAGGAAAGTCGGGCTGATGCCCACGGCCACTGCGAACTGGCGCAGCGTAAACCGTCGGGGGTCTTCTTGGAGTTTGGCCTCCCGAAGCTCGCGTATCCTGCTGCCAAATAACGGGTTGCCTGCCATAGCCTCTCAATCACGCCAAAGACATTCCGAAGCATTGGAATCGTTTAGAGTAAAGTAAACGCTTGACGCGAGATTGTCAACGGCGAGCTCAGCATTTCCTTCTTGCTCTCGCTGGGACA